ATACTGACATGCGAAGCTGCGGTGCCTTCCGTCCAACCCAATTCGTTCTGCAAAGACTCGCGCAATTCGCTTTTAGAGAAGCCACCAGCAAGTAGCAAGCTCAGCGCAACCCGCAACCATTCTGGCCCTGTCTCAACAAGCGCATTGTGCCCTTCCGCGACACCCTTCTTGATGCGCTCAAGCATTCCCGTTTTACACAGTGATAGCGCGACTTTCTGAGGCTTCACCGGCAACATTGCGATTACATGCTCTTCGTCTGCCGATATTTTAAATCTCACCTGGACGACGCGCGTTTTGCGCTCGACAGACTTCATGAGCGGCTGTTTGATGTTGCCTGGCGGCATTTCAGCTTTGAGTTTTTCATCCGCCTGCTTCATCGCTTCTTGCGCGACCCTACGTGCCATAGCGTGGCGCTTAAGCAAGTCCTGAACATTCACAATGCCCCTGATCGCTTCGAGAGTCTCCAGCGAGGCGCTGGCGCATTGCTCGAAGGCGCAGCATTGCTGGCATATTTCAGAATCGTGGCTGAAAACGCTGGCCGCCGCAAAGCAAGCTGGCGCATTTGTCGGTTTACTCATACATCGTATTCCTCTTGACTGCCTTAATTACTTCCCTCTTTGCAGAGCGAATGACTGAAGCCGGCAGCACATCGGCCTTCTCCAGCGCAGAACACACAAACGACAGGTTCAGCGAGCCACGGGCGCGAAGCTCTACGCCAACGCCGCGGGCGTATTCCGCATGTGCCTGTGCCGCAGAAAACTCGTGCTCCATGAACTCCGGTGGGTCAATAGCCATCTGCGCGATCATCGACGCGAGTGGCGACAAGCCCCCCAAGATTCTGACCGCAAGACGGCCAGCGTCAATCTGATCCTCTACAGATGAAATGCCGCTGCATATAGTTTCTTCAATGTGATTGCCGTCATTCAACCTGGCGTTCATTTCCTCGAACGAATGAATCTTCAATTCAATCCGTTCTTTTTCGTAGTCTTCCGCGATACTATTGACCTTGCGATAAGCCGCTGGCACAAAGTATGAAGAAAACCTGTTCCCACTTGCCTCATCAAAGTGGTCGAAGGACTTAATGAACACTTCGGTCAATTCCTGCACCACATCCTCATATTCAATCGACGCCCCAATCGCTTGAAGTCTGCGAAAGCCCTTGCGAGCCACGGTATGAATCAAGCCGGTGTTGTCGGCATAGAAACGGTCAAAGTTACTGCGATCCACTGTGACCCCCGATCAGCCAAAGATTCTCTGTGCCAAGCCATCGCAGACCTCGCGGTCGATCTTGGACAGCTTGTTGATGAAGGACAACGTAATGCCCTGACGAAAGCTGCCGCGCTTGACGCCGATCTTAGCGGCATAGATTAAAGTGCGTGGAGAAATAACGTCGCTGATTTTGGCGCCATCGTATGCTTCGCGCACCAAGCCAGCAAACTCAACCATCTTGTCGGCGTCCTCTTTAACCAGACCGACACGGTTTTGAAGAATCTGCGACTCGGCGGCTTTCTTCATGTATTGCTTGTGAATCACCATGCCAAAGCGGTCGTAGTTGGCTGCATTCTGAATGTTGGTGCCTTGATACAGCCCAGTCTCGTCGCCAGAGCCATTAGTGTTGCCCGTCGCCACGAAACGAAAGTTCGGGTGTGGCTTGATAATGCGGTTCGCGGCATCAGCCTCTTTAATCATCAATGGCTTACCTTCAAGAACAGCCTGATAGACAGAAGAGACGGACGGCAACATGAAGTCGTATTCGTCAGCGCTATACATCCAGCCGTTAATCATCGCCAACGGCAGCGGCCCTAGTTCGAACACGGTATGACCGCCCTTCACGGTCCACTGACCAACGATGTGGCTTTCTTCTGTGTTGACCGTGTGTTGAACGCGCATAAACTCACGCCCGGTACGTGCCGCAATTTGCTCGAACAATTCGGACTTACCCGAACCCTTGTGACCCCAGACGTAGCAAGGAATGTTCAATTCCAGCGCCAGAATCACATTCTTCAATTCGTCAATGTCATACACGTAGTCATCAGATGCTGCCGGCACCATATCGGGGAAATCGCCCGATGTAATCACAGAAATGAGGATGGGGTCGCCCTTGCTGGACTTAGCGGCTTTAACGTTGCCCAAGTTAAAGACTTCATGCAGTGCCTTCTTGACTACCGAACCACTCGACATCAGCTTAGTCACAGACGCGGCGGTGCCAGCCATTTCCAACACGCGCTCTTCTGGCGCAGCTTTGGCGGCACGTTTTTCTGCGAGTTTTTGCTTCGCCATTTCAGACATCAATGGCGCTTCGGGAAACTTGGCGATATAACCCTTCAGCGTTTCTTCGGGGTGATCGTTCTTGAGGTGCAACTGCACGGAATGAATTTGAGCATTGCACAATTGACAAGTTATTTTGTCAGTCATTATTACCTCCTTGAAAAAACTTAAAATGCAGCATTGCTGCGACAGAACAGATATTAAAGAAAGTTATCAGGAAACACAAGTCACTGATGACTTATTCTTACAGATTGCCTAATGTCGATAACCCGCCTCTTGTTAGCCTCGCGTCAACAAAAGGTGCTTCAGTTCGCGGACGACACGATCCGGCAATTCATTGACATTGTTGATGACCAAGTTCTTTGGATAAAACTTTTGCACTTTATCCGTCATGATGCCAATGCCGACGATATTGATACCTGTCTTGGCAATGTCTCCAACCACCTTTTTCAAGTGTGTGGCGAGTGCATACGCGTCACCGTTCGCGTTTGGAGCGCCATCAGACAGCACAATCATCACTTTGCCAGCTTCGCGGCGGGCAAGCAGACGCCTAGCAGCCACTTCGAGACATTCGCCGTCAACGTTGTTGCGCAAGATGCGCGAGTTTGGCAACCAACCGAAGCGTTCCTTCACGTCCGTTTTAAGACGCTCATTAAAGCCCTTGAGAATAGGCATGTAGAGACTTTCGATGCGAGTAAATGACCGCCCAATCTTCCGTATCTCTTCGTTAAGCGTCTCATAATCGACGGCTGGCCGACCTGTGGTGAAGCAGATCACTTCGTTCGAAATGCCGATGCGCTCAAGCACGGACGACAGGGCATACGCAGCTTGCGTAGCCAGGTGAACTTTTGCACCTCTCATTGAGCCGGAGACATCGACGACAAGCTCGACCGCCACATCCTTGCTTGTGGACTCCTGGCGCCTGCGAAATACGCGACCATCATCTACCGCGAGACGCGCGAGGTTTGCGGCATGTAGTCGGCCAGAGCGACGACCCGCTTCCCATGTCGCCAACGAACGCGCGGCAATGGCGCGTTCCAAATCCTTCTGAAGTGGACCGACCATGTGGTCAACTTTGTCGGAGAGTTCAACCAGCATGGTTGAATCGTATCCGCTGCCAACCTTGAGCGGCTCGACGATATCGCCCTCTTTGGTGTAGATCAGATATGAGGACTCTTTTGCCGCGACCGATGCGGCGTTGGAAATAATGCTGCTCAAGGCACTATCAAAGCCATTCTTGTTCTCCTTGTCAATTTCGGCCCATACAGCTCCGGTATCGCCTGTTTCGAATTTGGTGTCTTGCGCACCTTCGCCATCGCCAGCATCGCCACCACCATCGCCGCCGTCATCACCCTCTTTCTCAGAAGGCTTCTCGCCCTTGTTATTTTCGCCGGAACGCAGACGACTTTCGATTTCTTTAGCCAGGTCAAGACAGGCTTGCGTCGAGCTGGCCGCTTCGATTTGCGGCTCCAGGTCGGCGATCTTGTCATAGACACCTTGAACGATATGCATCTTGTCTTTCATGTACTCCTTAAAGACAAACTGACCGGCCATTGCGCGAATAAGCGGCACCATCAATACGGCGATCACCTTATTGGCATCACCGGCGGCAGCGGCTTCTTGCATCATTGGTGTGCTATATTTGTCGAGAAAGAACTTGCCAGTGACAGAGAGGTTATGGCCCGAACCCGTGAAGCGCTGCGCCATCGCCTTTTCAATACGTGCGTCTTCGAGCATATTAAGCATCGACTTAGCGCCGATCTTTTCAGCTTCTCCGATCAACGCGAAGTCCGAAAACATGATGTGCGCGACCTCGTGATCCAAGAAACCCTGAATTGCCATGCACAATTCTTCAGTGGCGTTATCCGGCAGGTAGGGCAGATTGACAACGGTCGGACGCCCCTTGTGATCGCATTTCACGTAAGCGTTAATTCCACGCTGAGTTACCGCGATCCCTTTGCCAGAAAGCATTTGAGTTATTTTCACAACCGCATCGCGGAGCAACATTACACGTTCATTCATTTATTTCCCCTCGTCATTAGTGACTGATGTTTCACATCATACGTATGATTGTCAGGAATCACAACTTCACAATTCACATTTCCTAAACGCAACAAAAAAGCGAGCACAAGGCTCGCTTTCAAAATGCCAATCATCACCGTTACGCACTCTTTTCCTTCTCTGTGTGTTGACGAAGTTCGGCAACCAATCGCTCGTACTCAAGCGCGTTACGCTCACCTGCCTCGACTATTTCTTGCGCCGTCTCATGAAGACCGGCGACATGATCCGCGAACTCGCCGTAATCAACCACGCTACGCGAGAATACCAGCGCAATAATCAGCGCCATCGCGCCTATGTATTGCCACGGGCCAAGAACCATAGCGAGAAAGACCAGAACAAACACCCACACAATGCGATAAATCCATTTAGCGATAATCATGCGACCTCCTTCAGTAATAACTATCTCAAGATGCTGCTTGCGGTTCCTCTTGCGAGGACGGTTTCTTTTCTAACTTGCGCGTGATAACTTCGAGGAATCGTGTCATAGCAAACAACGGCACCTCGTTCCCGTTTCTGTCAATCACCTGAACAATGCCGCCGATACCTACAACCAGCGTTCGTGATGTCCAGGGGAATGTCAGCTTGAGCGCTTCAAACTCTGCCTGACTCATTTCATTCATTATGCGGCCCTCACGGCAGATTCAAACTGATCGCGAACCCGTTGCAGACTATCCGGCTCAGTCTTATCGACGCGATAATCGCCTTCAGCCATGCGCGGCAGAAACAGTGAATGAAACTCATTGCTTTCGGATGGGAATAGAATCGAATTGGCCCGCACAACGATGATGCGGTCGATGTAGTCACTTGGATTGGCGTCCACCCTGTCACGGAGCTTCTCGTTCTTGACAGCCACGTTCACCTGAAGCTGGCCGCAACTCGTCACGCATGTAAATGAACCGGCGCGGCCTTCTGTCTTAGTACCTGGACTGCCCGGAACAATACCGACAATTTTAAGGTCAACATCCACTTCCAACTTGAGCTTGACCTGCTCCTTGCTGGTGCCATCCCTCCATATAGCTTCGGGATGTTTGATTACCGTGCCTTCTTTACCACTTGCCAGCAATTCGCGGTAATGTGTGAGCGCATCGGATAAGGAGCGCACGATCTTGGTCGGAATCAGCGCGATAGAGCTGCCAGGCGCCGCCTTCAGTTGCTTTATTACGCCCGTAATGCGCTGACGATAGGCGACCTTGTGCCTGCCCTTCGTCACGACAGCAGTCAGCGGGATTTGGTCCCAGACAAAGTACATCGGCTTTTCGTTCTCGGCGAAGTCACCGCCGCTCAACACGCTGTTCAGAATGCCGTTGCCGGTCTGACGCTCACACACCACACCATCACGCAGCACGACAATCTCGCCGTGATTCTGACAACCTTCGGCCAGACGTGCGCGAACCTCGTTCGCCAGCGTCTCGAACTTCTCGATAGGGAACTCGGAACCCTGACGTGACGTGATTCGCACCAGACCGCCGTATTCGTGATCGACGTTGGCGAACATGCCGTCAGCCTTCTCCTGGCTGAACACGCCATCCTCCCACGGCCAAGTAGCGAGGTCGACGTCTTTGGTCAAGGAGCAGCGCATGTAGGGGAAGTCTGGAATTAAACCCTTGACCGCCTTGTTGCAAGTCGATTCAGAGAAGCCGGCGCGGAGGTCCTTCTTAACGATGCGATAAAGCAGCTCGGCTGAATCTTCAGTCAGACGCTTGAACTCAGTCTCGATAGCGGATCGCGCGGCTGCGCCGGTGAGACTTCGCGCAATCAGGGCGTCGAGAATCTTCCAGGTCTTATCGTCAAATTCGGCCTCATCGCCCCTCTGCGCCCATTTGTCGCGCGGGCTTTCTGGAACGATGCCGTAAGTCTTGAACGGATTGTAGGCATACTCAAGGACGCGAACAAAGCTCGGAAAGGCGCTGAACTGTTTGACCAGCAGCTCCTTCTCATTCTTACTCGCTGTACTGGCGATGCGCTCGATAGCGACGTAAATTTCGTTTGAGTTCATTACGCCGACTCCGCTTTCGTCGTCGCGCGTTCTTCCTTGAAGCGGTCAAAGCCGGCGTGCGCGCGACTCTTCATGTCTTTCATGACATCCTCCAACATTAAATCAATGACCGCATCATTCTGAACGCTAACCGCCAGTGTTGTCACCAAGTCTGCCGCCGTCAGTGCAGCGGCCAGCGCCACCGCGACGACAGACGCGGCGTCGGGCGCGTCACCCTCTTCCAACAAGACTTGACTTTGTTTGGACATCATCATCAATGCCTTACTGACATTGGCGTTAAATTCGTCAAGGTTAGCCTCAACCAGACTCCGTTTGTTTTCTTGCGCTTGCTCACTCATGACTTACTCTCCTTGTTGAATTACGGGTTGTTTTGCGGCCAAGCGCATCCTTGCAATCTCGACCATACTCATACCAGCCTTGACCGGCACGTTCTCTACTACGGGTTTCGACTGTTGTGCCGAAACAGTGATTGATGCAACTGGCTTTTCTTCAACCGGCTTCTGCGACGAACGCTCCAGCTCATTAGATGCCACATTCGCTTGCAGTGAGGCATTGAGAGCATCGGCGTAGTCTCCAGTCTTCACGTCGAGAAAATGCTCTTCCTTCTTCGGTGCTGGTTTTGCGATGTTCGGCGCGTGTTGCTTGGAGCGCTCGCTGACCACCGGCCTTGCCTTCGCATCTCGCTCCTCGTTAAACGCTCGCAACTTGTCGCGATGAACGAAATAGATCGCCCTGCCTGCCTTAAGCTCTTCCTTCCGCAGCGCCAGCGCCTTGCATGTCTTGTGACGAATGGCCGTTTCACATTCAGATCCGCGCAGCGTACCATCGCGTTTCAGCGCGTTGACCTTGTTAAGGCAGACGGCGTAATTCGGGCGATGACCGACCACAGCGCAATCGTCCAAGTAATAGGCATTGATGCCGCCCTCGCTCATCTTTGGCGGGTAAACCATTTCATCTACAAATTGCTCGCTCATTTATCTCTCCTCACCATGAACCCCAATCATCGCTGCGCTCAAGTTCGGGCGCCGGCTCTTCGTCCGCAACGTCGTCGACAGGGGCGTCGACAAGGGCGTGGCCCGAAGGCGCAAAATCTACGTCTAGCGCCGACACAATTTTATCGGCGGTGCCTATATTGTAATGCGATACTAATGTAGGACGCAGCGCATCAGTATCTACGTCGCTCTTTGCGCCATGCAGCCCAAATATCTCTCTGGTGATGTCGTAAGAATGACTTCTTTTCTCGCGCAGAATTTTTCCCGCCGCATCTTGACACTGACGAATATCGTTATATGTCTCGATTTTCGTTCCGCCGCCACCGTACTTAGAATTAAGACTTCCCCATCGCTTTACTAGAACAAACTTCTTTGCGACAACATTATAAAATTCGATCACCTCGTAGAATTTTGTGCCGCCACCGTGTTTGAGATATCGAGCCTCCACCAAAATTTCCACCTTCCCCCCTCGCACCATTCACGCTTAATTTCAATGATTTGATAATACGCATCAATCTCAGGAAAGTATAGTCACCTACGACTTATCCTCACAACTTTCCTAAGCAATTCTTTTTGCCAGACGCAGGCGCGTCGCGACACTCTCGTTGACCACATCGGCCTTCCAATATGCGTCACGCACCACGCTTGGCGCCACTTCGTTCGGGTCGCGGTCTTTTGGCAACACCGCGATTCGCGCGATGAATCCGTACTTGCGAAGTAGCAGACCTGTCTCGACCGCCGCCTCCAATGCCGCCTTTTCTGAGTCCCACATGATCGTGATGCGCTCCAGACCGCCCTCTTGCAAGTGCAAGAGCTTGCCTAACTGACTTTCGTCGTCGCCGTGAGACAAGTGCTTGCCGAACGAGCCAACAGGCACAACGCTTCGCAGCTCAGACTGACCATCGAGCGCGATCTTAGTTGCCGCCACGTCGAATGCGCCTTCCCCTATCACTATATCTTTCGCGCCATGCGCGTTCTGACCGTTGTAGAGGTGAGCGCCTGTCGAAGCGAAACCCGGCGGAAATAGGTACTTTTTCTCTGCGTTGCCAGTAATGTCCCGGCCCTGAAAACTGACCAAATCCCCATCAAGGTCAAAGACTGGAAGAATGATCCTTTTCGAATAGTCTTGAACACGATTTCTACCCTCCTCATCCCTGTACTTGAAAACGCCATTCATTGAGAAGCGCATACTGAAATACTTGGCGATGTCGAGCGTAATACTGCGATTTTCCAGGTACTTCAAATTACGCCCGTTGATCGGCAACGCCTCTGACGCCGGCAGTATCAGATCGGTTTTCAAATTTACAGCAACGGGCTTTATTCGCGCCGGTCGCCAGCCCTGCTCACGCGCCACCGTCTTGATATGCTCAATGACCTCACGATTGGAAAGAGTACCCAGGCTGGAGCGTATGAAGCTCCAGAGATTAAATTTCTTCTCGCAAACGAAACAGTTTCCAAGCCCTGTATCTAGCCCTATGTACACTTTCCAGTTTGAATTTCCGCAGCACGGGCATTCTTTAACATTTGCCTGAAGCCCACGGGCGCCCCGCGTCTTCTTGTAATCGACACCTTCCCTATCAAGCCAATACTCGACATCAATAGATTTAAGAATTTCGCCCAAATCTTCATTCATCGTATTCGACGCTAACCGTTGCCCAGAAGTCCACAATTATCTCAGCGATCATCAGGTCACAACTGATGCCGCAGGCTCTCAAGTTGGCAACAATGCGACGTAGACGCCGCTCAGTTGCGCCACTGTAGAACCCGTTGCCTCTAACCTTAGCGATTGCATCTTCGATAACTTTCGATTCCATGACGGTTCCCTTTGTGATTACTGTACCGCTATGATAAAAGCAAAACTTAGGGGTGACTACTCGATTCGCAGGACGGACGTAACAAACTGCATACATGCCAAATTCTGCTTAACGACTATGGTGAAGCCAGACTCCTGGTTGCGTGAGGCGGCGAAATACAGTCGCGCAATGCCATCGCGGGCCTCTTCTTCCGTCTTGTTGATGGAGATCATCAGGTCGACCGTCCGAACCTTGTTGAAGTCCTCCGCGACGTGTTCCGCTTTCACCACCGCCGCCTTATGACCCTCACGGTTAGCTTGCGTAGCCGTCAGCATTGCCACATTCTCCTCGAATGCGATCGCACGAAGGTCCACATAGACCGACTTTGAGTTCTCAATGGTGTCCTGAGTGCGGTAGTTTGGCGCCATGATGTCAGCGTAGTCAACCACGATCAGATCGAACTTGGTGATCGGACGTACAGATCCGTCAACATTGCGGCCTGGCGATTTGTAGCGCTCAATCAGCTTTCGCAGCATGTTGGGCGTCATCGTGCCAGATGCGTATTCGTGAATAATCAGGCGACCAGCTTTCGCCATTGCCTCTTCGACCTTTTCGCGAACGCCGTGAATCTTGTCCGATAGCTCCTTCATCATGGTTGATGAAATGCTCGCGTCCATGCGGTCAGCAATAATGCCTGCGCCAACCTCAAGCGTGACGTACAGAACGTTGAAGCCTGCCAGTGACGCGGCCTGCGCAAAGTTAATCAAAGCTGTCGTCTTCCCGGCCTTCGCACTTCCCATGATCGCTGCCAGCTCTTTACGACCCCATCCCCGGTGATAGAGCATTTCATCCATCTTGGCAATGCCGGTTGTGATGCCCTGCGACGGTCGCTTGCCTGACACTTTGTCCAGACGCTCTGTCGTTCTGTCGTCAATACGGGCGGCGTAATCGTAGCCGTCACCTTCTTCATTTAGCCCAATGTCGATAGCCGCCTTCATCAGTGCGGTTATCTTGTCGAACTGCCGTCTATCGCGCAAATCAACAGACTTGAGCAGGGCCGCGCCTACCGCCTGATGTCTCACGAACTCAAC